GCACCGCTTAACCACTTCTCCCCTTCTAATAGAATACCTATTGACTCAGATAATTGTTTTAAGTTCACAGGTTGACCAATCAGGTGAAAGACACGGAATTTCTTAAGTTCCCTCCATAAAAACTTTTGGAGTCCTCTTAGAACTGTATATGTCTTAACCATACCTGCGGATATCACACGCGTTTTTAGCGGTTCTGATAATCCGTGGAGCTTAACCTTAGGCTCCTCAACCAACGCCTCTTTTAAGAGGGCGAACCAGACCTTTTGAAATTTTTCATCTAACTCACTGGTGTCAAGTTTAACATACTCAAGCTGTCGCATATCTTCAATTCGATCTGAATGATCGGCATCAAATAAATCGACAGGGTATGACTTCACCATAGAATCAAAGGTCCCCATATCCCCAAACTCTTCCCTTATACGATTCCTAAATAGAAAATCAGAATCTCGATCGTACTGAATCACAATTTCTTTCCCCCCTTCCCCATCCTTCCGTTTAACCTTTCTTAATCCAGCAAGTTTGCCGGCCGAACCAAGTATGGCTCGCGGCGCTGAATAGGCTCCACGGATGGAAGGAATAAAGGGTGAAACTCTTGATTCCATGTCAAATACTGATCCATTAAAGATCTCGTTGACAGCGCGATCGACCTCATAGGCGATCTTCTCTAAAACTACATCGGGATGTGCCATTTGAATATTTTCATCACCACTCAACACCTTAACCGAAGTCAGGGCATTAAATGTGTCGATGACATCTTTTTCCACACCATGTAATCTTGGTAAACCTTTAGGAAGGTATAACATAGTAGTACAATACTCCACGAACTCTTCATTGAGCGATTTATTTGAATTTAAATATTTTAATCGACGCTCAAAAGGGTAGAAGGTATGCCTTCCACCAAATAAGAATTTCGGATTTCCCCCCCAAAGTCTATCATCGACAGGTTTTTTTACTGTCTCAAGACCCATATTGGAAGAGAAGAAGCTTGCGAGTTTCCACTTCATGTACTTACCATAACCGTACTCATAATCCACCTCCACGGACCACCCAATCCAATTAAGAATACTTAAAACTACGTCATCATGAAAGCGAGCAGAGAATAAATCCTCAACGATCTCACCTTTTTGAAATAATAACATAGCCTCACGTATTATAATTGAACACTCCCACAACCAGCTACATTGAGACTCCAAAGTCCGAGATACTGCAACTGCGTCTTCACGCGCTGCGACAATATCGTACTTCGCCTCAACGATGGGCATCCACTTCGTATCCTTAGTTAAAGGAAATATATCCTTATACGAAGTGACCCCCGCACCATTTACTAGGGGTTTGCAAATCAGCTTAAATAAAACTTTTGGAAGCATAACTTGCTTAGCGAGATTCTGAACTAGAGAAATTTGGTTCAG